GGGCTTGTCTATCCCTATTTTTTTGTGTTTGAAACATCGAAACATGGTTACCACCATCAATGGCATTCAGAAAGCGAGTAAATCAGGCTGAGTTGTCGCGGATTCTTGGCGTGTCACATCAGGCAATCGCCAAAATGAAGCCCGATCCATCGTTTCCCGAGTTCGACAAGAACGGACTGGCAGAAATTTATGCGGTTTGCGTTTGGTGGTATCTCAGAAAAGAGGCAAACCCAGTCCCAACAGATGAGAGCCTGCTGGCTGGCGACGACTCAGACGGGCTTGAACGATACCGGCAAGCGAGGGCAGCACAGGAAGAAATTAAGCTCGCTCAGACTCGCGGCCAAGTGATCATGCTGAATGACTTTGAGGATGCGGCACCAGCATTGTTTGGGCCGCTGAGAAGGGTTGCGGAGCATGTGAAGCGAAAAGGCGATACCGACACGCTGGAGTTGATTGAGGAAGCAAATCGCGAGGTGCTGTCAAACCTAGAGCGAATTTATGGACATGATAGTTCCACAATCGAAACAGACGTGGACTGATTACGCGATCCCTGGAGCCAAAGCACTCCGGGAAGCGTTTCAGCGAATCGCAATCGTTGCGCGTTATCGGTCAATCTCAGACTTCGCAGAGCAGGAAATTATTCTTCCGGATGGACCATTTCAGGGGCAGCGTTTCAGGATCTCACGACAACCGGCACATGGAGCTTTTTTTCGCGAAGTGGACTCGGGCAACTGGTTTCGATATGCCTGCACCGGTCCGCAGCAGTCAGGCAAAACGCTGGCATTCGTCGTTATCCCGATTCTCTACCATTTGTTCGAAAGAAATCAGACGGTACTGTTCGGTTTGCCTTCAATGGATATGGCGAACGACAAGTGGAAACTGGACATTAAACCGGCAATCGAGGCGAGCCAGTTTGCGAAGTATTTACCGCGGAAGGGTGCCGGATCTAATGGTGGAACGCCGGAGCTAATTCAATTCGGCAACGGTAGCAATTTGAAGTTCATCACGGCTGGCGGAGGCGATGAAAAGCGAGCGGGCTTCACAGGTCCGATTCTGGTCGTCACGGAGGTTTCCCACCTTGATCAAGTTGGCGGGACATCAGACGAAGCGACAAAGCTCAAGCAGATGGAAGGCCGCGTTAGGGCTTACCGTGCCAGTGGACAGGCTCGCATTTATCTTGAATCAACAGTGACGATTGAGCAGGGCCGCATCTGGCAGGAGTGGGGCAACGGGACGGCCGGAGAGGTCGTCATTCAATGCCACGCTTGTGACGAGTGGATGTGCCCAGGGCGAGACAACCTGATTGGCTGGCAGGATGCAACGACTGAGGATGTCGCGGAACTCAACAGTCGGTGGGCCTGTCCGTGCTGCGGAATTATGCTTGATGATGCTGTGCGGCTGAAACAATTGACGAACTGCAAGGTCAGGCACAAAGGTCAGTCGATCCTGTCTGACGGAACAATCACGGGCCAGATCGTCGCATCGAAGACAATGGGGTTCAGGTATTCGGCAGCAACGAACACATTCGTAACGGCCGGAATCGTCGGGGCCGATGAATGGAAAGGGGCACGCGAAGTTGATCAGGACAACGCAGAAAAGGAACTCCTCCAATGGACGTGGGCACTACCAGCAAAGCCAAAAGAGCAAGACGTTGAACCATTGGACTTCCGGACGGTAATGCACCGGCAAAGCCAGTGGAAACGCGGGTTAATGCCGTCCGATGTTGTCACGATCGCGGCTGGAGTTGACGTTCGAGAAAAGCAGCTCGATTGGTTTGTGACGGCAAAGCGGGCAAATGGCCAGCCACTTTGCATCGACTACGGTTTTGAGCCTGTTTTGAGAGAAGCGAGCGACCTGAAAACAGCATTGAAGCAGGCAATCAGATATTTGCAGGAGAAGTTCGATAAAGGGTGGGAGGTCGAGGGGCTGACAGGACTTCGCGGAATCGATATAGCGTTGATCGACATCGGATGGGAAACAGACACGATTCGAGAGGGGCTGAACGAACATCAGCTTTGGAGGCGTGCAAAGGGCTTCGGGTTTAAGCAGCACTCCGGATCTGCCTACGTGGCTCCGCAGAACAAGAATCGACAGATGCACCAGATTGGCGAGGGCTGGCATGATGTGATTTTGACTCGCGGCAACAAACGTTTCCGGGAACTGGAGAACAACGCAGATCACTGGAAGCGAAGAGTTCACCAGTCGTTGACCGTGGCGGCTGACAGCTCGGCGGCGTTGCTCTTGCCGAAGTCTGAAAAGGTTGAAGGCCGGATTGAAGTAGCAAAGCAACTGACGGCCGAACGCGAAACGACTCAATTCGAAGTCGGTAAAGGAACGGTCAGAAAATGGGTTCAGACATTCACGAGAAATCACTTACTCGATGCGTGTTATATGTCGCTGGTGGGAATCAGCGTAGCGGAATATGAGTCAGAAAAGGCACGGAAAAGGGCAGAGAATACGCCTACAAATGGCGTGATTTCAGGGAAAAAAGCAGAGCCTTTTGTAAGGAAACGCAAGTGAAGCCACTGAAAGAGCCGGGATATGTGCAGAAACGAGTCTATCACCAGTGGCATCAGGTGCCAGGGCATGGACTATGCCCGATCTGCGGACAATTCGCTAGGGTCGACGGAACACAAAGCGGTGCCGAGTTTAAGACTCAATACCGGGCGTGTGGTTGCGGGCATCGGTTTCAGACCGTGGTAAAGATCGGCTGATTATTTCCCGCTACAAATAGAACAGCGATATCCCGGAGTAAACAGCCACCGCAGAATCAGCCACAGGCCGAGGGTAGCAATCACTAGCAGCAGATCACCGCATCCCATTGCCGTTACGTGGCGTTCGAACCGTGTTCTCTTGCGACATCGGCGGCATTTTCGGCTAATGATTTGAGTTCTCTGCACAGCGTTCTCCAATGTTGGTTCCAGATGTCTGGAGGAGCAGCATACCGCCAATCGCGTAGCCAATGCAACATGCTGGCATGGCACGCTCAGCATCTGAACGATTAACGCTGTTTGAGAACATTCGCGACAAGGTTGAATCAGCCCTCGCGTCTGGATCTCCAGTAGTTTCGTATTCAGTCGACGGCCAAACTGTTCAAAAAGAGCCGACATCAACATGGCTCGCTGAGCTTGATGCACGAATCGCTGACCTCCGATCACAGGCTGGAACTGGCCTCGCTGGTCGCAAGAACCTTGTGAGGTTCCAGCGATGAACGAAGTGCAGGAAAAACAACAGTCGGATCTGGTTCGACAGGTCAAAGAAGCAGCACGGCAAACCCGCGAAGAAAAGAATCTTTTTCGGATTAATCCGGAAGAAGCATCCCGCCGAGTCAAAAGCCGAGTCGACCACGTCTTGCGCATGGCAATGGCTGAGCGGGTTGCGGAGCGATTTTCAGCTTACGAAGGTGCAGAAAACGATCGTCTTCGCGGCGAAAAGTGGCTCGCCAGCAAGTTGAGCAGCAACGATCAGTTGTCGACTGAGTTAGAAACGCTAATCGACCGATCTTTGGACCTGTACCGAAACGACTGCTACGCATCGTCCGCAATCAATGGCCGCGTTGACAACGTCGTCGGCACAGGGATTCGCCCGCAATCGCGAGTTCAGCCAGAACGTGGAATTTTGACGCCAGCACAGGCTGAAGAATTTAATGTGATGGCGGAATGGCTGTTTTCTCGATGGGCAAAGATCGAGAAATTCTATTCCAAGCAACGACAGCTTGAGCGATGCAACGGGCTGTTTGGCGAGAATTGGCTTGAACTGGCAGATGATGATAATCCGCTAAAGCCCGTCACGCTCACTGTGCAGGTGATAGCGCCGCAGCGAATTCCAGTTGTGGGCTACGGGTCCATAAAGCCGGGACAGCGAAGGCGACTCGGTTTGCGTCTCGATCAGCAGGGATTCCCAGTCTCTGCCTACGTGCGGAAATCGCATCCAAACGACTCCGAAGCCTACGATCAGGGCGAAGACGAAAAAGACCTTGGAACGCAGATCCTGCATTCATACGAGGAACTTTTCCCAGGGCAACTACGCGGAGTTCCGTGGCTGTCTCCTGCAATGGGGCGGCTGAAAGACCTGAAGGACTTCGTGTACGCAAACCTCGTAGCTGAACAGGTCGCAGCGTGTCACTCTGCGTTCATCACTGGCGTGACCGATCCAGTGGTCCTCGCTGAACAGGGCCGATCGAGAAGCAATCTTGAAGACCTGTCACCAGGCACAATTCAATATCTTGCTGATGGCGAGGGCGTTGCGTTCTCTGATCCAGCAAGACCGGGAACGACGCTCGCGCCGTATGTTGAGTGGGCTTTGCACGGCGTTGCGGCTGCAATTCGTTACCCTTATGAACTCCTTGCAAAGCAGTTTACGAACAACTTTAGCGGCGGACGACTCGCCCTGATCGATGGCCGCATTACGTTCAAGGTGTGGCAGCAATGCCTGATTGAGCGAACATTGGAGCCGGTTTGGCATCGTTTTATCGATCAATGCGTATTCGAAGGCGCAATCAAGATTGATCCCGTCAAGTACGAGGAAAATCGTGACCACTTCCTGCAACACGCATGGATTCCCCCAGGTTGGCCGTGGGTTGATCCTGAAAAAGAAGTCACCGCAGACTTGGCGGCCATCGCTGGCGGACTGCAGACGGAAACAGAATCCCTTGCTGCAAGAGGCAGAGACTTCGACGAGACGTTGGCTCAGCGAGAACGCGAAGCGATGGCCAAGATGAAGTCAGAGGCCAGAATCATGAACGCTCGGCAAGCGTTAGGGCTACCAGATCCAAACGCGATGCCTGCACCAGTCGGCAAGCCATCGGCATCGGCAAAAGCAGTTCGGGGGGTGCAGAATGCCACAGCTTGACACTATAGCAGATCCAGCATTGTTCAGAACAACACGTCAGGCCGAGTTGCCCTCAAAGGTCGATCGAAAAGCTAACATCGTGTTCGGGGCCAACCTGATGCAGGTTGGCGACCTCAACAACGGCGATGCGAGGCCGTGGACCGTGGATGCAGAATCGTTGGCACAAGCTCAAAAGATGATGAGCAAAGGCAACAACGGTGCGAAGGCTCGATTTACTCATCCAAACATGTCCAGCGATGGCATGGGCAGTTATCTCGGTCGGTGGAAGAACGTTCGCGTCGACGGCGGAACGCTACGTGGCGACCTGCACTTGGCAGACGCTGCTTTTAAGAGCCCACAAGGCGACCTTGGCACCTATGTCATGGACTTGGCGGAAAGCGATCCTGAAGCGTTTGGCGTATCGCTGGCGACTCGGCTGGATTATGCAAGCCTCGAAGAGTTCGACAAGAAAAAGACGGGCGAAAAGTGGCCAATGCGATTTTCTGACATCCGGGCCGGAGACATCGTGGACGAGCCAGCCGCAACACGCGGCGGCATGTTCGACTTGACTACGCCGGATCTGCGGAACCTACCAGCGCAGGCGACAGTATTGCTTTCCACGTATTTTGGCGATGCGGAACCCGAAGTGGTCAGGGGTCGTATCAACAGTTTCCTTGACCGCTATCTATCAAACAGGGAGCCTGTAATGGCCGACGAAACAGAAGTTGAGAAGCCAGAAGAAACACCGGTCGAAGAAACGACCACGACTGCAACGCCAGTTGAAGAGACAGCAGCAAAGCCTGACTTGTCAACGGACTTCGCAGCCGACGAACGAGCACGCTGCAAAAAGATTCGGGCACTGGTTGACCTTGCGGGAGTTCCTGACAAGTTCAACCTGTTTGTGGACAACAATTTCAGCGTTGAAGAAACGCAGGCAGCTTTGCGTGACATCGTCGCAAAGAAAAACCCTGCACTTAGCAACGTGCCAGAAGCTCCCGCCGATCCAAACGCCAAATACAAGGCGGAATTTGCGGCCGAGCCTCGTTACGCTAAAAGCATGACCGTCGATCAGTTTGTTGCAATGCGTCGAGTTGACGAGGGTCTTGACGTTCTCAAAGCCCCAATGAACGCTGCAGGTTAGTCACGCTCCAAAAGGGCGATTCTTTTTCAATCACTGTTTGAGGAGCGAATACCATGGCTGTAACAGCCAATCAAGTCATCAAAGTGCAGGAAGGCGATCGACGGAGCTATCCTGTCGAGGAGTCTACTCGCATTTATCAAGGAACGATGGTCTATGTAAACGCAGCCGGATACGCCTGCGATGTCACTGCAACAGGCGTTAACGCTTTTGTTGGCATCGCAGTCGCAGAAGCCGACAACACCAGCGGCGCAGATGGCGATATTGAAGTCGAGGTCTACACGGAAGGTGACTTCGAGCTGACTGGCACATTCAACTCCATTACCGACGTTGGAATGCCAGCGTATGGCGATGACAACTACGCGGTTGTCGTTGCTCTTGGCGCAAGCAGCGTCCGCATTGGGCGTGTTGTGCGATTCGTCAGCACTACAAAAGCAATCATAGCCATCAAGCCAAGCGGCGTCGGAGCATTGGAAGTTGCTCCGCTCACAACCATCACGCCAGCAGATGCGGCTGGAACGCCTGACTACGCAATTGCTGCAATCACAAGCAGCACGCCTTTCGGCTTTTCAAACGCGGCTGAAGGCATCACGATCCTTTACGTTATTCAGAACCTTCAGCGTCGCGTTTTGGACCTTGAAGCACGCCTGAAGTAGTTCTCTTGTGTCTCCGTCACGGGAGGCCGGTGATACGTTGCAACGTTCCCGGCTTACCCGCGACAGAGTTGATTTTCTCAGTGTGATTACCGTGATGGAGGTTTTGAAGGAAACCTCTCATGCCTCTGGATACAGCAAAAGCAACAGTCACACTGCGGACTTTGACGCAGAAATTCGACAACCGAATCGGCA